ATCTGTTCGGTGTAGCCATCCAAGTCACTGCCATACTCATTCCGCGCTTCCTCCACCTGCGTTCCGATGTAACTGGTTTGCTGGTGTTGGACATACTGGTTTGCATACGACAGCTGCCGCTGTAGCTGCGCGACTTGGTTTTGCATCTCTTGCATCTGAGCGCCGACCCTGTGCTGAATAATCTGCTCGACGGCATCAATGCCACGGGCGTCTTCTTCAGACAGGTTTTGCCGCATCTCCTGTATGGGATCAATCTGCGGTTGTTGCGGCACGGCCATTTGCTGTAGGCGGTCTGCCCACTGGCCCTGCTGCTCTTGTAACTGACGACGCTGTTCAGCAAGGTCTTGCTGCGTGCGCGTAAACTGCGCCTGTAGGTTTTTTGCTAACGGGACTAAGCCCCTGTATTGTTCTGGGACAGCTTCGATATCGCCTCTCAGCCAATCGTGCTGTTCCGGGTTGAAATCCGACGTTTCGCTGTCAGAGTGTCCAGTGCTATCAGACCGTGCCGGAGCAGACGTGTCATCCGTGAACAACTCGACCGTGTTGGCCGACTGTTCCGTAGATGAATCTGCTACGGGTGACGAGTCGTCTGCGCTGGAGTCTAGATCCAGAATCGCTTCGGACATACCTACTTGTTCTCCTCGTTATAAGCCTGTTCCGCAGCAGCGACGGCCTCTTCGGGCGTGTTCCCAAACGAGGCTGGGTCGGTATTGCGCGGAGCAGGGTTAGTTACATCAGAGCTAATGTGATTCCGTGAGCCACCGACACTATCGGCGCTTTCGGTCACGTTGTATTTCTTCAACAGTTCTTGTTTATGGCTGTATGACTCAACAACTTGTCCAAATCCAGCGTGGAACTTGCCATACATGCCAGAGTGCGAATTATGGATAAAATTGCTGGTTACAAAAATCATCCGCGCCGTGCCATCGCATTCTGTGCAGGGCAAAATGCGTTGTATCTGGGCATGGGTGGCTGACGGCACATCTATTTGCCGATGGCCGCACTCTTTGCATTCGTAATCGTGAAAAACCATGGCCTATCCCTGCCCCGGTGCGTTTTGTAACTGTTGGCTGACCTCTTGCGCTTGGCTCCGCACTAACGAAATAATGCTGCCCTCGCTTTCAGAGCGGTCTGACCCAGCTGGAGCTGATGGTGCTTGTCCTTGGGCCATCTGCTGCAAGAACTGCTGGTGCTGACCAACGTGATTTTGCACAACCTGCAACACTTGCTGCTGCTGTTGCGGTAGAAGCTGCTGAAACTGCGGCAACTGCTGTATCTGGCCGTGTATTTGTATGTGTAACTGGTGATTTTCATTCGGCGTAACGCCCGGATCACCGCCATTTATTAAATAGGCCACGTTTTCGAGGTTAGCCGCCTTGATCGTATCGCCATCTTCTTGGTTGCCAAGATATTTTTCGGGGTCTTGCACTCTAAAAGTGGACAACAGCCCCTTAATAGCTTCGATGCGGTTAATTTCTGGCAGATTGATCGTGTAGTTGAACAGCTGTAACGCATCTTGGCGCTCTAACTGCTCGGTCAGTGGCTGCATCGACCCTGCGTTGATCTCAATCTTGTATCGAACGCGCAATAGGTCTGCCGTGACCGCCTCGTAGACCGGATCTTCAGTGTCTCGCGCTACGTTGACCAAAAACTGCTCTGGCGTGTAACGGTCATCGGCCATCATACGCAGTGTGTTACGCACAATAGAGCGATAGGCGTTAGCTACCGACTGCTGCATCCATTCGCGGTTGATCTGGCTAAACGATGCCTGTAAGCTGGCCTGTGTGGCAGTAACCTTAGGCCCACCTCCCATCGCCAGCTGACTGACGTTGAGGCTTTGCTCTTCGTAGCTACGCGCATCGGACTCAATGCCAAGCTGATCGGGCGGTGGGTTGCCGAAATTCATCTCGCGCATGGATGTGTTGGGATCTTCAACCCAGATGATCTCACCATCGCGGCCCGACTCTAGCGTATCGCCTATGTCTTGGTTAGCTTCGCGCTCTCTACGAGAGGCAAGCACAATGCGCTGAAAACGCTTGAGCAAGTCTGCCCTGCGTGATACCGACTCTACAATCAGACTCTGCGTATCTTCGACGTAGGCCATGGGCGGCTCGCCGTAGAAACTCTTTTCCGTCTGATCAAACTTAATGGCATGATACGGGAAACCGCCGTCTACCAGATACCCACCAGCAGGTTGGAACTCACCCGTCATCATTGGTTCGCCCGTAAATGGATCTGGCTGCGTCACAGGCTCCATCGCAAGCATGGGGTGGTCCACTTCTTCGATGGGTTCAGTAACGCCGTCAGCGAACGTAATGCGCTTCTTATGTAAACGGTCATGCACCTCATACAGGCAGACCATTTGCCCTCGCACCTTAGCCGATGTAACTGCATCATGCTCGTCCGAATACTCAGCGTCTTGCGTTTCATAGAGAAACGTGTCTTGCGAGCCGTCGTCCGACATTGGTTGTATCTGACGGCGGTTTACAAAGCGTGAGTCTTCGCGCACAAACTCCAACGGCACAATCATCTTCTCGATGATATACCGCGCAGAAGACATCTTGTGCGGAGGCGTTAGTGGATCGAGGTAGATATTAAATGGCGATACACGATGTACGTACGGGAAGTCGTTTTCGGCTTCGTCGTTGATCGTGTAGGGCGCAACAATGTCCTTGTCACCGGGTGGGTTGTAGCCAAACTTGAGCCAGCCCACACTACAAAAGAGTGCATCAAATATGGCCTGTTGCACCTCGCGCTTGGCGTCCATCTGCTCTAACGCTGCGTTGGCTACACGCTCTAATATTTCAGCAGCAAACTCACGCCCCGGCTCCTCAACCTTGAAGAAAACGTGCGGGTAGTTAAACGAGACGCTGGCAATGATTTGACGGGCAAGCGGATACATGCGTGAGATCTTAACGATCTTATCATCGTCCAGACCCGGCACGTCAAAATCAAGCTCATACGTCTTGAGTAACCGCCTCCACGTTTTATGGCGCTGCCGCATGTATTTGCGGCTATTTTCTATAGCGCCTTGCCAGAATTCTATCTCGCGTTGCTTCAACCTACTTGCCTTTGCCGCTCTTCTTCATGTTGTCTGAACCAGCCGCCTTGGGTTTGACTGCGCTGCCTTTGACAGACTTGTTCGGCTTGGTCGTAGTCGGTGTGCCGTTGAAACCCTTCATCGTCCCTGCTCCTAAGTTTGGGCCAGTACGCATCTGCGCCCCGACCACTGTGTTAGGCCGTGGCATACCGCCCATTGCGTCTGCCATAGCCCATGTCCAACATATCTAACGCTTCTTGTCCTGTGCCTTCGTAAGGCATTTCATCAGCCTGTTTGTGAGGCCGATAAACGTGCATCATCGCGTAGCGTAGCTCGTCTGCTGCATGGTCTTCTGCCGTAGTGTCCAGATCCTCTGGATTCTTGCTGCTGCGCGGCAGGGCTGGCATCGTGCGACAAAGCGCATCGTTCCAACCGTTAAACACATACAACTGCTCTTTTATCAGCGCGTCGTTGACTACACGCCATCCCGTTACACGGTCATTGTTGGCTCGCGTCAAAAAGATGCCGTTTTCGGCAAACACATCGGCTGGCGAGTGGTTGATCACCTCACTCAAGCGCCGTTTGACAAACATCGACGGGTCGCAATACGTTGCCTGTGGATAACGACCTCCCGTAAACGGACAACTTTCGATCATCTCCACGATGTTGGCTGCGTGTTGCGATGCCGTGGCGTTGGCCCGGTAATACTCGCTGATGCGATACACGTTGCCGTCGTAATCAACCGTATATAAGCCAAAGCTTGTTGGAGCAGCCTCACCGTAGTCCATCGCGCCAAAAAGCGGCCAATGCGTGGGTATTTCAAAACTGTTGACGAGTATGCGCGGCTCGTTCCAGTTAGTAAAATATTGGCCGACGAAGGAGTCCCAATCGCCTTCCAACCACGCTTTGACCAGTTGCTCGTCACCAACGCCTTCAAGCCGTTTAATGTAACCCGGATCGCGCTGGAGTAAAATCTTATTGTCAGTTACAAGACTACGGATATACATCCGCGTCATGCCATCGTCACCCGTAATAACGGTAGATTCTTCCGACGAGTCAATGAAGTAACTCTTGACGTTGTTGTGATTCGGCCCACCGGGGTTGCCAGAGGCTCGTATACGTTTGGTCGGCACTTCCGCTGCGCCCGTTCGCAAACAGGCTTTTAGCTTGTGATACGCTTTCATGTCCGTCCAAGACGTTAGCTCGTCCCAGCCGATCCATGTATACTGCTGGCCTTGGAAATGGTCGGCATCGGCCTCGTTTTCCAAGTGACGCAGCTTCAGCGTAGCGCCGTTTTTAAAATTCCACTGGTGTGTGCCAACCTTGTATTCGGCATCTGGATACGCATCTCGAAAAATTTGGCGAGAGCGATCAATAATTTCGTCCAACTCTGGGTAGGTACGCCTAACCAACACACCCTTCCAGTGTTCACCGTAGGTGTCTACGTCCGCTAAGAAATCACCCAGTAAAAACTCAGACTTACCACCACCGCGAGCGCCGCCAAAAAACAGCTCGTTGACAAACGAAGCGCGTATGGCCTTTTCTTGCGGCCCCGGTT